TTGGGTGCCCATCTTAAGCCGGATGCCTGGAAGTACATTTCAGGCAATACTGAAGATGAAATCAAGGAAAGCATAGCTGGCCTGAATGATCTGTTAAAGGGTGCAGGAAGTGCACCTTCCGGAAGCAGTGAAGATGCCGTAACAAAAGAAGGTGCTAACCGTGCTAAAGAATTGGCGCAGTTAAAGGCCCTTCGTGGTGGTGAATCGTAAAAGAAAAGGAGAAGAAGAAGTATGGGAATGTCAAGAACGTCTTTTTCAACAAAAGACATCAATGAACTTTTTAATTTAGTAAATGGGAAGTCTTCCCTGGCTAAGCTCAGTGGGGCAAAGCCTGTTGCATTCAATGGCAACCAGGTATTTACATTTAACTTTGATAATGCTGCTTCGATCGTAGCAGAGAACGGCGCAAAAACAACAGGTGGCGCTACAGTAGAACCTGTTCAGGTTGTTCCTATTAAGTTTGAGTATGGCGCAAGGGTGCCTGATGAGTTCCTTTATGGAGCAGAGGAAGTAGGCCTTGAAATCCTTGACGGATTCAAGGAAGGCGCTGCAAGAAAGTTTGCAGAAGCGCTTGATATCGCTGCATTCCATGGAATTAATCCCCGCACAGGCGCTGCTTCTGCAGTAGTTGGCAATAATCACTTTGATTATAAGGTTAGCCAGACAGAAACATATGATTCTACAGATCCGGATGCTGCACTTCAGACTGTTATTTCAACAGTAAGAACTGCAGGCAATAAGGTTAGCGGTATTGCAATGTCACCTACTTATGCTGATATCCTTGCTGGTATCGTTAATGCTGGTGGTGTTCGTGAATACCCTGAATACAGATTTGGTGGAAACCCTGACACCTTCCATGGCATGGCACAGGATGTAAACAGCACAGTATCACAGGCACTTTCAGGAGCAACAGCAGTTGACTATGCAATTGTTGGTGATTTTGCTGATCGTTTCAGATGGGGCTTCAGCAAGGACATTGAGCTTGAAGTAATTGAATACGGTAATCCTGACAATGATGCAAGTGCTGGTGACCTTAAGGGACATAACCAGGTATATCTTCGTTGTGAAGCTTACATTGGCTGGGGCATTATTGATGCAAGTGCTTTTGCCATTATTAAGTCAGCATAATGTTATACCGTAACATTAAGACCGGTGGCCTGATCGTGGCTTCTGCAAAATTCAAAGGTGAAAATTGGGTGGCTGTTGATCAGCCGCCCATGCTTGCATCAGAAGATCCTGTGCTGGATCTGCCTGAAGAAGAAGCAGAAGAAACGGAAAAGCCCAAAAGAGGAAGGAAGAAGAAATGATTTATGCCACTTCAGATGATTATATTCGCTTTTATGGATCAGTAACTGCTGAACAGCTTGCCAAGTTGAACGGTGATAATAATAATGGCCTGCTGGCTGTGGTATCCAATGTTTTAAAGAATACTGCAGAAAGCAAGAACATTGATCTGGATGAAAAGGTAACTGATGATTCAGATTATGCCCTTATTGTTAGCAAGGTTGTTTGTGATATCTGCAAACGTGAACTTGACACGGCAGAAAATGAATATGATGTGAATGCAACACAGGCCACAGAAAGTGCCCTGGGATATTCACAGAGTATTACTTTTAACAATGCCGGCGGTGGTATTTACTTAAAGCAGAATGATCTTAAGCAGTTGGGGTGGCTTAAACAGAAAATAATGTTGGTTGATCCATTAATAGGTGGCATGAATGATTAAAGGCATAACTGTTCAGATTTTTGTAAAAACACAGACCGGAACTGATCCCTTTGGGGCACCTATATATCAGATGGTTCCTGAAAATGTGGAAGATGTTATTGTTGGTGAAGTAAGCGCTACAGAATCAACTGAAGCGCTGGATCTTTACGGAAAGAAGCTTGAATATACCCTTGGTATTCCAAAAGATGATAATCATGACTGGGAAGATAAGGATGTGGCTTTTTTCGGTGATACCTTCCATACCGTTGGAAACGTTGAAAGGTGCATTGAAGCAAATATGCCCAAGGCTTTTAGGGGCAGAAGAAATATTAAGGTGTTCAGACATGGTAAAAGTGGAACTTGATGAAGAAGGCATGGCTGCCTTCATGACAAGCCCTGAAATGGGTGAAGCGGTGCTTTCAGTAGCACAGGATATTGCCGGAAGCTTGGGGGCAGGGTATGAAACAGATACCAAGTCCTTTTCAAGCGGGCATCCCAGAACGATAGCTTCAGTTTTTACCACAGATAAAAAGTGTATCCGTGATAACCTTGAAAATAACACGCTTTGGAAGACTGTGAAGGGAATGGGAAATGGTTGATGTAGAAATTCTGAATAGATTAAATGCTTTACTGTCATTAAATGTTTACATGGAAGTGCCGGAAGATGATGCGCCTGAAGAATTTTATGTGATTCAGTTTGTGAAGGGTGAATGCCGGCATGGATTGGCTGAAATGTCAATCATAGCGCAGTCATACGGTAACACAATGTACAGAGCCTGCGACATGAACAAGGACATGGAAGCCGCCCTGGAATCCCTTATATCTGAAGAATACATAAGGGATATCAGCAGGAATGGATCATATCCGTATAACAAGACTGATATTAAGCAGTACAGATATCAGTGCTTGTTTGATGTTTCATATTATGAATCTTAAGAAAGGAAGGGTAAAAAAATGCCTGATAGTCAGAAAGTAACAGCGGGCCGCCCTAAAGTTGGCGGTGCGGTGTTTTCAGCAACCTTAGGTTCAAGCCTTGTAATTCCTACAGATGCATCTACAGCACTTACTTCAGACTTCAAGGATCTGGGTTATGTATCAGAAGATGGTGTTACGCAGACAATGTCAAATGATACTACAGATGTGAAGGAGTGGGGCGGCAATACCGTGCTTTCCATTGATGATAACTTTGCAGATCAGTGGAAGATGAAGCTGATTGAAGCGACTAATGTAGATGTGCTTAAGGAAATATTCGGCCAGAACAATGTAACAGTTGATGCAAGCGGTCATATCACTATAGCAGCTTCTGCAGTCGGCAGGGACTACAGATGTTATGTGGTGGATATGATTCTTAGAAATGGTGGTATTAGAAGGGTAGTTCTTCCTAATGCCAAGATCGCAGCTGTTGAAGATATCACACATGGTGCAAAAGATGCAGTTGGTTATGGTATCACACTTAAGTGTGCACCTGATGCAAGCGGCAAGACGCATTATGAATACATTGAACCTGCAGCTTAACCTGAGTAAATACCCCCGGTTGATTCCGGGGGTGTTTTTTTAATGTTGAAAGGAACAAAAAATGGTTATTAAAACTGAAAGCGGTTTTGAATGGGATATTACAGCAAAGCTGGATGATGCCAGACTTGTTGATGCTATAGCTACAGCAGAATCAGGTGATGAAGTTGAAACGCTTGTAGCTTATAAGGAAATAAGAACGTTTTTGCTTGGAAAAAAGGGCACAGATGCACTTTATGATCACATAAAGAAGATAACAGGTGAAGATTATGTGCCTATGGATAAGGTCAAAGAAGAAATAACTGAAATCTTTAATGTTCTTAAAGATCAGGATGAAGATATAAAAAATTAATAACCTTAGGCATAATGCTTGGCCGCTGTAGGAATGAACTGATCTGTGATTTTGCTGAATATTACCGCATATATGATCTGCAGGCTTTTCCTATTCGGTACATAGCGATTTTGGCGGCAGGCCTAAGGGAAGATAGCCGCACAAGAACAAAGCTGGATGAATCCAAGGTGGGTATGACTACCTTGTTACTTGCCAAGATTGCAGATAATACAAGCTTTTTAGCTTGGGCGCAAACAGAAGATGCAAGAAAGGGTATGAACAAGCCGCCTATGATCCTTGAATCACTTGTGAACAGGGATGATGCGGCACAAGGTTTTGATACTGTTGAAGACTTCCAGAAAGAGTATGAAAGGCGTATAAAACATGGCTAAAACAACAATAGGCAAGGCATATGTTCAGATAGTGCCTTCTGCTTTAGGAATATCTGATTCAATAGCCAAAGAAATAGATGCAGGATCTGTAGGTAGCAAGGCAGGTAGTGATTTTGCTTCTTCAATGGGATCTATGATCAAAGGCAGTGCCGCAGTTATTACCGGCGCTGTTGCGGCTGTGACCGGTGCCGCTGTGGGAGCCGGTAAGGCTATCTGGGATTCTGCAAAATCCGTGGCTGAATACGGCGATAACATAGATAAAATGTCCCAGAAGATGGGCATAAGTGCCCAGGCTTATCAGGAATGGGATTTTGTAATGCAGCATAGCGGTACCAGCATGGAAAGCTTAAAAGCTTCCATGAAGACTTTGGCAAACGCTGCAGAAGGTAATAATGCGGCCTTTAAAGAATTGGGTATAAGTACAAAAGACTTGGCTAATATGTCCCAGGAAGATCTGTTTTCTTCGGTTATAGCAGGGTTGCAGGAAGTAGATGATACTACACAGCGCACATATCTGGCAGGACAGCTTTTAGGCCGTGGTGCCACAGAGCTGGGCGCATTACTTAATATGTCTGCAGAAGAAACAGCAAACATGAAGCAGGAAATTCATGATCTGGGCGGTGTATTGGATGATACAGCCGTAAAAAATGCGGCTACATTCCAGGATACGCTTCAGAATCTTACTGTGGCTTCTGATGGTCTTAAAAATTCCCTGGTAAGCAATCTGCTTCCGTCAATTACTACAGTAATGAATGGTTTTACCGGGCTTATAACCGGTGCTGATGGAGCTGATAAGAAGATATCTTCAGGCGTTGAAAGTCTTATAAGAAATATATCCACAGGAATGCCACAGGCCCTTGAAGCTATTACTTCAGTGGTTAGCGGTGTTGCTTCTGTAATGCCTGAATTGGTGGTATCCATTTCAGATGCCATAATATCAGCCCTTCCGCAGCTTGGGGAAACATTCCTGCAGATTGGCAGCAGTGCCATGGAAGCACTGGGATCTGTTATACCACAGGCCTTAAAAGCTGGAATTGAGCTGATCTTACAATTGGCCAATGGGATAACCCAGGCTATACCTAAGATGCTTCCTGCAATTGTCAGCTTGGTTTTGGATATCGGAAAAATGCTGGTGGATTCTGCACCAAGGCTGCTAAATGCGGCATTATTGCTTGTAAAAACGCTGGCAGAAAATATAGCAGAGAATGCAGTAAATCTGGTGACAGGTGCCATTGCCCTGATCACTCAGCTTGAAGTTTTTATAATCGAAAATTTACCAATGATCATAAGAACGGCCGTGGAAATAGTGTTGGCGCTGGTTGAAGGCCTGACAAGCCCTGAAGCTATTGATCAGTTGATAGGTGCTTATGTATTGCTTGTGACCAGCTTGGTTGATGCGGTGACGGAAAATCTGGATGAAATTCTGGAAACCGGATTGGTTATGATTGGGGCCTTGGCCAAAGGTCTGATGGAAGCCCTGCCGGAATTAATAATGATCGTGCCCAAGATATACAAAAGCATTTTTGTCAAGCTTACATCTATGGATTGGCCAAGTATCGGTAAGAATATGCTTTTAGGCATAAAAAAGGGCTTGCTGAATGCAAAAGATACACTTATTAAGGCCATTAAGGATCTTTGCACAGAATGCTGGTCAAGCGTTAAGTCCTTTTTTGGAATACAAAGCCCTTCAAAGCTTATGACCTATGCAGGAACCATGATTGGTGAAGGCTTGGCGCTTGGTATTGAAGGACAGCAGAAGACTGTGACAGATGCCATGGCTGGATTGAACACAGCTATATATGGCGGTGTAGGATCTGGTCAGCTTGCCTATGCGGGAGCCTATGGCGGTGGAAGCATAACCAATAATATAACTGTTAATGGTGCTGAAGATCCTGAGCTTTGGACACAGGGATTCATCAGAACGTTAAAACGTGAAGGAAGAATGATCAATGGCTAAAGATTATAAAATGACAGCCTTAACCGTGACCAGG